TATTGTGGCTGTCTACTTCTTGATAACATAGTCCGTTTATAAAGGGGTTTTCTTAACATATTAAGAAAAATACCGAAAGGTTTATATAGTTCAACATATTTACAAGTGGTATAAACAAGATATAAACAATAAAGAGGTGCTTTATATGAAAAAAACAATGACAGACAAAAACTATGAATCGTTCACAACAAACGACGGATACATTGTATCTGAATGGTTTTGTAATCCACTGAATGTTAAAAAGGAACTGAACATCAGTTCCTCTTAACTCAGTTATGGAGGGTGATTAAATGGACATAATATTAAAAGAAGTTGAGATTGGCGTACTGGAAAAGAACCATTTGCACTGGTTGAAAGATAAAGATGTTAATAAGTATCTGGATACTAAAAACCCAAGCATAGAATCTTGTAAAAGGTATATCGCTAAACATACCCTTAACCCATACTCAAAAATGTTTTACATCAACGTAGTTCACGAAATTAAAAATATGGATACCTTAACTGCGATTGGAACTGTGACGGTATCAGGTATTGACTTTGAAAACAACTCTGCTGAAATAGGTATAATGATTGGAGATAAACAGTATTGGGGTAAAGGGGTTGCCCAAGAAGTTGTACAACAGATAAGAACCAGATTAAAGAACAAGTACGGTATAACTAAACTAAAACTTGGCGTAATTCCAGGTAACTTTGCAGCTATAAATTGTTACAAGAAATGTGGATTTGAAATCAAAGAGATACTCATGGAGGTTGAATAAATGACAAAGAACATAACTTTTACTTGTAGAGATAGGATATTTGAAGATATTGAAAAAAGAAGAGCAAACGACATAACCAGGTCAGAATTTATTGAAGATTGTCTGGTGAATTATTTTGCTATATTGGATAAAAAAATAGGAGGTAAGCAAGATGCAAGATGATGAAAGAGTTGGTTTCAATGACCTTAAACCTAGTTTAAAGACATTGGCCATATACTTGTATATATCGGCAGGATTCAACATATTAATATTTTTCTTTGCTATAATCGTACTGGTTGGGGATAGTTTGGGGGGATGAAGAATGATAACCATAAAAGAGTTAGATGAACATTGCCGGATATACAACCGTAACATCCAGGTTAAGAGGTTTAAGGATGGGTATATCGGATTCTACATAAAAAAAGAAGGATATGCTGTGAAAAAGGTGGCAATATGACCTACGAAACCGTAATTAAGTGTACCAACTGCGATGAACTCAAGAAAAGGATTCAACAATTAGAAGAACAACTTAAGGAGTACATAGAAAATGACTCAGCTTACAATGACACAGTTTCAGAATAGGGATGACCAGTGTGGAAAAATCCTTAAGTTATTAACAGAAAATGAGTTCGTATCAACAAAATCTCTCTTAAATTTAGGGATTTATCAGTATAATGCAAGAATTTTTGAATTGAGAAGAGGCTACTATGATAATATTATATATAATATTATATCTATAAAGTATAATAGTATATATGGGTTCAAGCTGGAGAAATAAAGTGAATAATCGGCAGTTGCTTTGTAGATACACTATTGTATCTACACGTATAAATCAAAAAATTAGATACAAAGGTGAAAAATGAAAAGACAACAAATTCATGCATGGATAAGATATGATGATTATGTCAATTTAAGACAAAACGAAGAAAATATCAGTAAATTAATCTGTGATTTAGTTAATGCTTATCTATCTAATAAATATAAAAAGTCTAGTAAAGATGAATTATTAGTTCAGAAAGAGAAATACCAAAACGAAGTTAGTAAGTATAGTGAAAAACTTGGTATGATAAATATGCAACTATTAGAACTTAAAAGAAAAGAAGAAGAAGAAGAAGATGAAGAAACTAAGGAAAGAATAAAGACAGCCCAAGCAATTAGAGATTCTGGAATATTAGCAGACATGATAAAGTGAGGTAAAAAGATGATAGAACAAAAACCTATATACTTTGATAAACATACTAATATATATTATCATAAAGGACAAGCATATTGTGATAGATGTAACAAAAAAACAGATAAACAGTTTATACTAGGGACTCATCACACAAAAAGAGATACAGTTTCTTTGTTTTACTGTAACAAATGTTTCGATAAGAAACAAATAAGTTCTGTTGTAGATGAGTTTAAAATTGTAGTTACAATAAAAAGATTACCTAAACTGGCTAGGCCGTTAGTTATCCGTAGGCCTGAACTGTCTAACCATAAATTTACTGTGTTTGAAACTGATAAGATTAAAGCATCAAAGACAGTAGATAAAACCAAATACGCAGGTAGAGAATCGTTTAAAGGTGCAAGTATCGGTGCAGATGTTGAAGATAAACCTAAGATTGAAACTCAAAAGGATATTATGGATGAACTACTGGAACTAAAGGAAGCTAAACCGATAGTTCCTGAAATGTTAGAAGATGAAAGTGGGGGATAAGATGAGGTCAATAGCAGGTGAATGTAGAGGATGTGGAAAGTTTGCTTGGCTAGATGGTAGTATGTGTGAAGAATGTTATTACGATGCTACAAAGCATGGAGGTAATTGGAAAATGGAAAACACAGAAGAACAGACAAATATTGTAGATGTGCGACCAGATATAGACAATGTACCTGTGGGTGAAGATACTCCACAGATGGAAGCAGCGAAGGTACTGGTAGAAAGGTACGAAGTGAAGGCCATTGAGAAAGATGGTAAGAAGGTTGGAGATAAGCTTGTGTTACACACAAAACATCCGAAATCTGATAACTTGGTTGAAGTATCTGGTGTCATGTACGAAGGTAAAGGGAGAAAGATTAATACACATGGTATGTGGATTAAGCTAGACAAAGATGGAAAGTTAGGGTATAGGTCAGCAGTGGCTTCAATGTTAAGATTCCTTAAAATCGATTATATTAAGGATTTGAGGGGAAAAGAACTTGAAACAGTGGCAGATGACAACGGCTACTTAGTAGTCAAAGCGTACTAAGGTGGGATTCTATCCCACTTTTTTAAAATGACTTTATCAAAAAAGCAGCTACAATTATTGGAATCGTCTTTGTTAGAACGTATTGACAAGATGGATGACCGTTTGAAGCGTGTAGAGTGGAAATATAACACTATCTTGAATACAGTTACCCGGTTGAACATACTGATTAAAGATAAGCAGGTGAAACTTAATGGCGATTAATGGCAACAAACAAATAGCAGATATTTACTGTAAAGCCAACTCTATAAAACTTATTGATAGAGTTATATGTAGAAATAACTGTAATCAATGGAAAAATAATAAATGTCTGAGGGGTTATAAATAATGGCGATAGCGTTTAAAGAGGAACGTAAGGCGTTGTGCGTACTAAAAGCCATCTATCTTGAAAATCTAAGATGGGTAAACGCAAAGATTAGACAGATAGACCAGGTGAGGGAAGATGATAACAATAACAAAGGTAGTTACTAGGAACTTTATAATGGATTTCGTAGCAGGATTCCAGAACTTAATGGGTATGAACTTAACTAGCTATGAAAGAATGGCAGAAAAAGCCATACAACAGATTAAAGATGAACTAGAGGATAGGCAGTTAAAATGGTACAGATATGAAATGACACAACTTACTAATGGTGCATTATCAGTGACGCTCTATGGTGATTTAAAATGAGATGGATAAGCTTCCTACTATTACTGTTTTTCTTAGCTATGTTTGCAGTTGGACAGAAAGTTTATGTATCACAAGGAGATGACTATGACATATATAATATGACAAACAAGATTAAATGGAACTCATCTCAGTATAAGGTAAAAGAATACACAAACACCACAGCAGATAGACTACCTAACATTATTAACAAGATGATAGATTTTGTAGGATACACAGGGTTTGAAGTTGCTAAATGGGGAGTTGAATATGGCTATGAACACCCAGAAATAGATTATTACCAGATTCTTATTTATCTCAAGTATTTACTGTATATTTGGCTAATTGCGATAATTATACCAATAGTATTACCGATGTGTGCAATTATCTACTTACTGTTTGTAGGTATGAAACGATTATATAAATGGTTAATGAAGAAGTTTGGTGGTTAGAATGATTAACTCAGTTAAGTTCAACACTTTGGATTTAGTGTTCGAGTGCATGAACGAAAAGGGAGAAGTAGAACTGTCAGTACCTACACAAAGCGTGTGTAAGGTACTCAAGATGATAATAAACGAAAGAGAAGAGGGATAGAAATGATTAAACATAGATTAAATCAAGAAATAGATTTGCTTATTGAACATATAACAAACATAACAGATTTAAAAGAAAAGATAAGCTTAATAAATGAAATAAAAAGAAAATTACATAATATAAGCCCATTTAAGAATGAACCTGTAGATTGTGTGTTATGGGTAAAATCTGAACAAGTACAAGCAAATGAATATAATCCAAATAAAGTAGCACCTCCAGAGATGGAATTATTAAAAGTAAGTATAATGAATGATGGATTTACACAACCAATAGTAACTTTTCCTGAAGATAATAAGATAACAGTTGTAGATGGATTTCATAGAAATAGAGTAGGAAAAGAAGTAGAAGAAGTAAATAAACGATTAATGGATTATTTGCCAATTGTTGAAATAAGAAAATCACAAGAAGATAAAAACAATAGAATAGCATCAACAATAAGGCATAATAGAGCAAGAGGAAAACATACTGTTGATGGAATGACAGATATAGTTATTGAATTAAAAAAACGGAATTGGTCAAATAAGAAAATATCAAAACAATTAGGTATGGATGAAGATGAAATATTAAGATTATGTCAGATTTCCGGATTAAATGAAGTATTCTCTAATGAAGATTTTAGTGAAGCATGGAATGCTGAAATATTTAAAGAAGAAGATTTCCTTTTTTTAAATGAAGAAGATATAAAGAAAGATAAAAGATACGAAGGTAATAGAATACTTCATACTTGGGATAAGTGGGAATGTTACAAACATGGATTCTATTCAGAACATCCACCAACTGGAATGAATAATGAAGATTGTGAAATGTCATATGCTAAATTTTTAAGAGATTTAACGTTATTCGAAAAATATTTAAAAAAAGTTATTAAAGAATGGAAACATTCATGTGAACATTATTTAACAAATGAAAACATGAATAGGATAGCTTGGTTAGGACAAGCATCTATTTGTCTATATAATGGCATTCCTTCAAGATTTAGAGGAGGATATAATTTACTTACAGAAGAACAACAAATTCAAGCAGATAAATTGGCACTAAAATATTTAAATAAATGGTTAATTGATAATAAACGAGAACCAATTGATTCAATAGAACAAGCATCATCAAAAATGGAGGTGGATTTATATTAAAACTAAAAATTATTTAGGTATTGATACATATACTGCATCAAAAAAGAGAGTTGGATACATATTAGATAATTTTGATACAGCATATGTATCTTTTTCAGGAGGAAAAGATTCAACTACAATGTTGCATATAGTTATGGATGAAGCAATAAAGAGAAATAAAAAAATAGGTGTCTTATTAATTGATTTAGAAGCACAATATAGACACACCATTGAACATTCGATTAAAATGGTTGAAAAATACAGAGAACATATAGAATTATATTGGGTTTGTTTACCAATTAAACTGAGAAATGCTGTAAGTTGTTTTGAACCAACATGGTGTGCTTGGGACCCTGATAAAAAAAAAGATTGGGTTAGAGAACCTCCTAAATTAAATGGGGTTATAACAGACCCTAATTATTTCGATTTTTTTGAAGATAAAATGGAGTTTGAAGAATTTATTATATTATTTGCTAAATGGTACGCAAAAGGAAAAGATACAGCTTGTTTTGTTGGGATAAGAGCAGATGAATCATTAAATAGATTTAGAACAGTTGCAACAGCAGAAAAAGAAGTATATAGTGGTATGAGATGGACAACAAAAGTAGTAGATAAAGTATATAACATATATCCTTTATATGATTGGAAAACTACTGATGTATGGGTATATCATAATAAAAATAAAGATAAGAGATACAATAAAATATATGACCTAATGCATCAAGCAGGTTTATCTATGCATGAACAAAGATTATGTCAACCATATGGAGATGACCAACGAAGAGGATTGTGGTTATATCACATATTAGAACCAGAAACATGGTATAAAGTGGTTAATAGAGTTAATGGTGTAAATTCAGGTAGTTTATACATAACTGAATCTGGTAATATAACTGGATACAACAAAATAATAAAACCAGATAATCATACTTGGAGAAGTTTTTGTGTATTACTACTTAAAACTATGCCAAAAGTAACTAGGGAACACTTTTTAGAAAGATTTAGAAAATGGATTGGTGGTTGGCGTAAAAGAGGATATATCGACGATATACCTGATGAAGCACCATTAGAATTAGAAAAAAAACAATGGGTACCATCATACAGAAGACTATGTAAAGTATTGTTAAGAAATGATTGGTGGTGTAAAGGATTAGGATTAACACAACCAAAAAGTGAAGCATATAAAAGGTATCTAAAAATTAAACATAGTAACACGTAAATACGATGTATAAACCACAAAGGAGAACTGGAACTTAAAGTTCCATCAGACAGTATATGCAGAATGCTGAAATTTATAATAAACGAAAGAAGGGAGATGAAATGACAGGGAAAGAATACCCAAACCATGATGGAAAATATTTCAAGTATGTATGCGATTGTGGTTCGGATACTGAGTATGGGATTTATAGATACAAAGATGACCAAGAATGGTGTATAGATTCCTGTTGCGGTGGTGGTTGTTATTCAGCTATTAATATTAAATACTGTCCGTTCTGTGGAAAAAAAATAAAGGTGATTAAATGAATATCGAAATAATAACTATCATTATTATCTTTATAGCAGGTATAATAGTTGGGTGGTGGTTGCCAATAAGTAACGAAAGAGAAGAAAATGACAATAAAAGAACAAATCGTAAAATAAGAAACAAAAAGGAACAACAGACTAAATATGATAAAATCCGTTGGGAGTTTCATTTTAAAGATAGAAGAAAAGGATAAGGAAAATGACAACAAAGAAGATACCAATTAGCTTTAATGAGCAAGACCAACAAAACATAAAGGAATTAGTGGAATTGATGGGTATTACAGGGGTATATGGAGATATTCCAAAGGCTGTGAAGTTCGGTATAACCTTAGCCTTATCTGCCATAAGAAACCCCGAAAAGGTATACAATGACTTAGATATGGCTGAAATGGAAACTTACTTCACGTCTATAAGGAAGTCTGAGAGTATCAGAAAAGCTACCCAAAAGATTGAAAATATCAAGAAAAAGGCAGAATTAGTATAACCCACATTGGCCAAAAAGTATAACATCTGTATACCAAATGCGTTTCAAGCATGAAAATTACAGATTAAGGGGGGTTGATGAATTTTGAGCCATTTTTGATATATATTGGAGAGTCAAACACTAAGTATAACAACTAGCAATGTAATACATTATTGGGTAAATCCTGAAAAAAATGTATTACATAATATAGCAAAAATTGAGGAGGTAATGAAATTGAGTAAGAAAAAAACAATAGAACAACAAATAGAAGAATTGGACACAAAGAAGAACCAGTTACTTGAACAGTTGGAAAAGCAAAAGTCTAAAGGAATGAAATATGTTATTGTGAGGACTTATAGTGCAGGTGTATTCGCTGGATTTCTTTTTAGACAGAATGGAAAAGAAGTAGTATTGAAGAATGCTAGACGTATCTGGTACTGGGAAGGAGCAGCATCTTTAAGCGAACTTGCTATGAGGGGAACTTCAAATCCTAGCAAGTGTAAGTTTCCTGTAGCTGTTTCAGAAATAACATTGACAGAAGCGATTGAAATAATAAACACAACTAAAGAAGGTCAGAAGTCCATCGAAGGAGTTAGCATCTGGAGTAAGTAAAATGCCTAAGGAAACTGGCTATGGCTTTGGCGATGGCTCTGGCTCTGGCGATGGCTTTGGCTCTGGCGATGGCTATGGCGATGGCTTTGGCTATGGCTCTGGCGATGGCTTTGGCTATGGCTCTGGCGATGGCTATGGCGATGGCTCTGGCGATGGCTTTGGCTATGGCTCTGGCGATGGCTATGGCGATGGCTTTGGCTATGGCTTTGGCTATGGCTCTGGGGATGGCTCTGGCGATGGCGATGGCTTTGGCGATGGCTATGGCTAACTTTTATTTTTGTTTCACATAATTGAGGGATGATGAATTTTGAGCCATTTTTAAGTTTACTAATACATCTGCCATACATTATTGATACATGGGACATATAATGTTAGTCCTTCGTTATAATAACAATCGTGTCCAGAATTGTTTACTAAGTAACATATTTCTGCATCAGTTTCTCCGTAACCTTCTTGGCAGTAATAATATACTCCTACGTCTTGGATATTTTCAGCCCATGCTAAGAAAGCTTTATGGTATCTTGGAGAGTGTAAAAGTTGGTCTACTTTTTGCCATACTGCTGTTTCTCTATCCTCTATTCTAAGTTCTGTTATATCTTCTTCTGTAATGCCTGCTACACAGTCCTCCCAGGGCGTTTCTCCACAAGTTATGTTAATGTAATCTGTATCATCTTTGTTGAAATGTGTTTCCAAATTAAGCTGTGTAGCCCATACAAGCATAGCCATTAGTATGAAACCGAATACCGTAATCATAATCTTGTTTGTTTTGTTCATTTTTAATTTCCTCCAATTTAACTATTAGTTCTGCATATACAATTTCTATAATTAGTTGTTGCAATACAAGTTGATGCAGCACCACTTTCTGATAATACGCAATCCACACAAGTGTAATCGTATCTAGCATCAGGGATTCCATCCATATCATCGCAAATATTATTACCAGACCTTGCAATACTGAATAAACTTATAACTTGACCTAAATAATCGGTTGCGTTGAATACACCTGCTGTTGAAGCTTCTATTACACTAACTGATGCTATTTCGTTACCTGATGTTGAGTACCAAGCTATTCTGGAAGCACCCCCTGCCGATTCAAAATATACACCTGCACCAGTTGGGTTAAGGAAAGCAAATTCATCTCCATGTACTATATAATCTCCGTTTTCTAAATCTAAATCTGCGTTAGTTATGTTTACGTTTCCTGTAAATTCATGGTCATATTTAGAATAGTTATATGTAAAGTTCCAGAAATCTCCTCTAGCGAGTGCTGTGTTATAAAGACCAAATATGATAGAATCGTCTGGACTTCTAACTTGAAGAGTGTTACCTTGTGCTGACGCTGTAACTTTACCAGATGTACCGTTAATATTTTTGTAAGTTTGTACATTCGGTATAGCGTGTGTTGCTAAACAACTTATAGAAGTTCCGGCTGCGTTACTTTTACACCACCGTTCTGCACCTGCATCTAACGTAGCTACCTGTGGGTCTGTTTCTGAATACGTTATTGATGTAAGTTGTGAACCGTTACCATGAAAGTATTTAGCTGATATGTTGTCTTGTACTGTTAGATTGTTGAGTATAACAACGTCTAAGACTGTCATCATATTTGTCCAGTTCATATCGTATGAGTTAGTTAAGTTTATGTATGATTCGTTTACATCTGAGAAAGATATTTTCGTTGCTATTTCAGCAGCTTGGGTGGTATTATCTACCCTTAAAGTTGAGATTAAACTTGCCTGTGTAGTATTATCTGCTTGTTGAGTTTCGTTTATGTATTGAACATTTAATCTAAACCCATATTGTGGGTGGTCATCGTCAGATAATCCTGCTAAGTTCCCATGGTCTGACGCTTGTGCTGCTGTGAATTGTGTTGTAAACACACTTTGAACTTCAATGGGTGTATCAGTACCTTCCTTGATTAATACTCTCCCAATCAATAATCCATGTTTATACCATGTCGAAGGGAATACAGGCACTTCTTCTGCTTCTGCTGAACTACTTGTTGAATATTGGTTCTGTGGATAAATAAACATTAGTTGTCCATTGTTGGCAGAATCAATTTCTATGAATACCCACCAGTTAGCGTACCAGTTATTCTGAAGTGTTTGTAATGTACCGGAATTATCATCGTAATGTGTTACGTTATAATCACTTTGTTGGCTGCTCCTTTCCCAACCTCCAGAACCGTCTCTCCAAAATGTGTATATTGTATCTGCAACAGAACAATCTTTAGCTGATATTTCAAACTCATTTAATCTAGACCATAAAGTGCCTGCTGTTAATGTTGGATTTCTAGTACCAGTTACACCTAAGATTAAACCACCAATAGAATCATCTCTTTCTGTACCTTGTGCTTGGAATCTTTCAATTATGTTAGTTAATCCGTCACCAACCCACCAGGGATTATTTAATATGTATAAATCATCTTTTTGGTTTATTATAGAACCAAGAGGAAAGTTTGTATCCAAATCCCACGATACTACGTTTGTGAAATTAACAACAAAAGGTTCACTATTATTGTAATCTATACCTATGTAAACTATTGAATCGGTAGGGATAGGAATATTGTCTCTATTAGTCCAATTTATGAAATATACTGTTGATAAATCATCATCAGTTTGTCTTATCATACCAGAGCCACCTGTTACGTTAATCGTTTGGTCTGGGTTTTTGATAATCATACCACCATCTATTCTACCTGCCGAACCTACAACTACATCAAACAGATTATGTAAGTTGTTGTAAGATGCACCAGGTAAACTGTGCATAAAAACATTTTCTGGTTGAATTTCGTAATAATTACTTCCGTTAAGTTCAGTTCCGTTTACCAGTTCTATAACTGAATAATTAAAAAAACTTTCGTTAAATGTTATTGTGCTAGAATCGTTGTATAACCAGGGTGTAACTGCTGTGTGTGCTGAACCTCCTCCACTTCCAGTTGCGTTAAGTTCATCCCAAGTGTATGTGTTAGAAGCATCACCGATTCTACCGTTTTTCATTATAGCAAATAATTCTGTCGTAGCTGATTCATTTTCGTTATAGACTACAAATAATTTATCTGTTGGGTTATTGTTAGCATTTGTATCAAATACATATTGTAAACCAGTTCTACTCTCAGATTTAAGGTATCCAGTATCTAGTGAAGATATGTTTTCTCCCACGTTATCGAATATTAATGTTTTAGTAAGTGCAATATCTCCTTCTACGTCAAGTTCATATTGTGGTGAGTAAACACCTATTCCCACTCCTTCATCTTTAAAATATGTTACAAGGTCTTGCGGATATATTCTCATAGGTTGTATCCAGTGTGTCCCATTATATCTCTCAAACATTAAATAAGATAATATTGGTAAAGCTGATACATTCCTATTAATTAATGCCCAATAATTATCTGATGTAAGGTTATCGTACATTTTAAGTATTGCCCTAGTGTATTTACTTGTGTTACCTCTCATTTGTATAGTAGATGGCGATTGTTCGTTGAACAACTCTAAATCATCAAATAATTTTGTGTTGCCGTAAACATACAGTTCTTGTGAAATGTTAAGATTCCCAGTCATAGTATCGCCTGTAATATTTACAAAATCATCAGCAAAGTCAGATGTAGTGTTCCACGTATCTGTGTTATTAAACCCTATACATCCGTTTCTATCGCATATTCTTTGTGATGAATTAATATCTCCTGTTGCTTCTAACCAATTACTTATAGTTACGTTTCTAGAAATCTCTATTTTCCCAGGATAATCATTAACTACTATTGGATAATCTACACCAGTTTCAACTATTCTAAATTTGCCCTGGTATCCTTCAAAATGATAGCCAGTAGTTGAAGTTTCCATACGGAAAATAGCTGCACTGTTAGCAGTTGATTTAACAGCGATGTAAGCGTTTCCTGTATCTTCGACTTCTAGTTTATAATCAGGGGTAGTAGTACCTACTCCAAATCTGTTTGTAACAGAAGCGTTGTGTGTTAAAGTTGTTTCTCCTCCTTGAGGAGTAATGGTTAAGTCTCCGTTTACATCAACATTAAAATCAGTTGCTAACCAACCACCTGCAGAATGTGTAAGTCTTAATTGCCAATCAGTATCCATTAGTCTTGTTTGACCATCAACTGTTAATTTATATGCAGATGAAGACGTACCTATACTTACATTATAATTATTATTTTGTAAAGTAACATTTTCAAGACCAACTAATTTCCATGCAGTTGAGTTTACTTTACCTTCAACGGCAACTACCCCTGTTCTTGCGTCGATTGTATCGTTTAGTTGAGATTCGTTTAGATACATATATGTTGTATCGTTATATAAATAACCAGTGCCTGTTTTAGCGTTACCAGAAGATACCCTAGCGTCAATTGTAGCGTTCATCTTGCTTTCATTGAAATACACTACCCCAAGAAGGTCATACAAATAAGGAGGTGCAGTGGATGTAAGATAAGATGTGGTTGAAGTCTCAGGAGAAAAGTTTATTTTTACCCATTCAATACCAGTATCCTTCACAGAAGCATTATAAGAACCATATACTATCGGAATAATTAGTATTAATACAAACACTACATACAAAAAAAAGTTGATATATCTAGTCATATCAATCCCTCGTTCTAACAAAAGCTATACTAAAAACTACAACTGCTAAAGTTCCATACATAGTTAAGTCATTAACTAAACCAAGTATTCTTAAGAACAGACATAACACAAAAGTTATCCAAGAAGATGCTATAAAAGATTTTCCAGCATGGGCCGTTGCTGCCATGAAACCAATCATACATATAACGAAGATGGTACTAATTGTGAGTAACCCAAAAAATCCGTTCATTAATTGGTCATTGACAACTTGAGTTAAACCTACTATACCTGTTGTGTTACTCATTGCTGATAAATTATGTGGAGATGGTACTGACATTTTTTACCTCGGCATAAATCTAAATATTAGATAAACTAATGAAAATATTGCTAAAACCATAATGATAGATAAAAATATATCCATAAATATTGGTGGGATACCCATAGCTTGACCAACTGCATACACTAACTTTCCAGCAGTAGTAAAGTATTGCCATACATTAGTTACTACATTCCAACCTTTAATAAACAGATTATTCTCTGTTTCATCCTGGTCTACTGGGTCTGTTATAAATTCATCTTTTGAATCTTTACTATCATTATATATCCTGTCTGCTTCAACACTTACATTCTCAAACAATTTATTTATTACAGTTACATTATAAGTATCCATATTTTCATCTATAATCATAGTGCCACCTATCAAAAACAAGACAGCCAAAAACAACGATACAATAAATATGTCTATTCTCATTTTGCACTATTGACTTTATAGATGACAATACCTCCAAGTAAACTGAAAACTAGGAACACAGGCCATGATATATAATATAAACCTAACATCTTCATAACTGCAACACCAACAATCAACATTATAACTGAAATTATGGGATTCCATATACCTATCATCACAAGCACTAAAACAAATAAAAATGATACATACACTCCATAATGGTCACCATCGTTATCATAAAATTTCCATTCTGTCTGGAAACTTTTTTCTAGTACATCTAACACATATTCATCACCATTAATTAGTTTTACATAAGCTGTTGCTAAGAAAGTTTTATCTGTAACGTCAGTACCAACACTGATTAATATTGTTCCACTATAACTGGATTGACAAGTATTACCTATAACTACGTTACCACTCACGTTCCATTGAGTTACCTTTAAACATATAGTAGAAATAATCATATTGGGGTCATTATATATCAATTTAAAGTTCTTAGTTGCATTATTAAATGATAGATTGTATATTATACCTTTATAATCATCGTATCCATCAAAATAATCGTCACCAGTTATATCAATAGCATAATTATTTGTAGTGGATATTATCCTAGTTGGCCCATCAACAAGTCTAACAACTCCATCGTAAGTTAAAGTAATCCTGTACCATTCAGTATTCAAGACTAAATTTCCGACAGCATTACCTTGAGAATCTGTCTTTAATACTTCAACTGTGGTATAACTGTTAGTTCCAACTTCATACTTATCAATAGTTATATAAACATCTTCTAGGTCACTTCCTGTAATATCTTTTACATTAAACAGTACCAAAGTTGTACCGTCAGTTACATACAAATTAACATACCTTGTAATGTTTGTTAGGTTTATATCGTTTCCAAAATAACTGAACTTAACAGAATCATAATCATATTCGATATGAAAGTCAGTATATACACTTGTTCCGTTTGGATATATACAAACTCTTTCACTCCTTGTATCGTTCTTTTTCAATGTATAATTAAATGCCATCTTACCATTTACTTTATCAGTAATCCAATAATTAAAATATGCACCCATATCGACAGCTAAACTACTATTATCAGTAATGTTATATGAAGATAGATTTAATGTTTCCATACCTCTAGTGCAGTTATTCAACTCAAATGTATATGAATAATTTATTGATATGTTAGAAGCTTCTATGATACCACCACTATTTGAGTAAAATGATAAAGGGATTGTACAAGTTGAACTATCTATCGTACAGTTATTACAATTACATGAAGGTAATAACTCATTAAGTTTACTTGAAAAATTACCTTTTGATTTGTAAAGTATACCTGTATGATTCCATTCATAAATACCATCCGGGTCTCCAACTTCTAAATATGGTGAAGTTATGTTTGGAAAAAAAGTAAGATTAACATAATTGATAATCAAATTATATGAAGTTGAACCACTTGGAGTAATCATAAATTTATCTCCTGTAAAGTTTAGTGATGTTAATGTAACATTATACATAAAATCGTATGTAGCTGGTTCTGATGATGTACTTAACCAATGCTTAACTTTTATTGTAGTTCCGTTATATCTAACTTTTAATGTATAATTATTATTAGCCACCCATCCTCCATAATCTTGGTCATGGAGTAAAGTATCGTTTAAATGTATTCTTACATCTTGTCCAGCCGAAGGGCCTCTTACTTCAACAGATAGACCAGGTTTATTTTGGTCTACTCTTACCCCACTCCCATTATAAAACATTTGAGTATGTATAATACTACCATCGGTTGTTAAATTATATTGAACATAATACTCAAAGTTTGTATAACTCCAATTACTTAACTCCCTATACATAACTGCACTACTTCCTATGGCTTCATATAATACGGCCTCATTTCCACGTAACCTTGCAAATATTGGGTCTACTTCAACCTCAATCCAATCCATCCCAATATCATTACTATCTGGTCTTGTAAAGTTATCTACAAAAAATGATGTGTTTGCATCGAAACCTTTTAGTAGGATAGAAGCTTCTGTAAAATTCGTTGCGATAGGTATTTCAATAAATCTTACAATACTTGAAGGACTATTATATGTTATATTTTCTACACTTAATCCGTTAGTAAACTGGTTCTGTAAGTATGTTGGTCTTGCTGATACTAATGCTACAAAAAATAGTATAAATATAAATATGATAGTTTTATGTTTCATTTAATATTTCCACCTTATCTTTTGTTAGTTTTGTCATAATGTAAAAGTTTCCTATAACTGCAAATGCCATCAAGAATATTTCTATCCATGCTTCACCAATTGTATTGTAATATACTGTGAACATATAATTGTCAGGTATGCCAATAATGTATGCAGCTAACATTATAACTAAAATAGATATGTTGATTGAGAATACAGAAAGTAACCAGAACCGTTTACTCATCTTCAAGCTGCATCCCTCCAATTCTTATACATAACTATTGCAAGAATGAAGCCAATAACACCAACAATGAATGGTAATGCAGCCATGATATGAGTAGTGAATGATAATTGGTCTGCTATTGCTAACATCTCAGGATTGTTTGCCATCTCTAAGTATATATTACTGAATACACCAGACATGAATATTACAATTACAAGTAATATTAAGTAGAATACAAAGAATACAGGATGGATACGTACCATCATCGCAAGAATTAATGCAAATATGCTAAGACCCATAGTCAAAAGTAAGAATGAGTTATCTATTATTCCAGGGTACATATTATTTATTGAGTTATAAGCAGTTTTTCCTTCTGTTGTTATATCTCCCGATGCCTGAAACTGTGCGTTTATTTCACTAGAAATCTTAAAAGCAATCATTGTACCGACAGCGAAACTTAAAAGTATAACTCCGATAAAGATTAAGTCATATAAACTTCCACGTTTATTTCTTTTTAAGCTGCGTACCATATAACATTTCCTCTAAAACCTTTGATAAATCTTTAGTTGCTCTTGTGAAAGGTTTGTTTGGGTATAACTTTCTTACATTATCTATAAATTCTACGTGAACCCACTGTTGTTTAGTTTTCCTCACCATCGTACCCCATACTTTTATTATGTTTTCTAAGTTTCCATAGATTTAAAGTTTTCCAACCAAATGTGAGTACAACTATTACGATTGCTATATAAGTTGTCCAGTTAATCAACCATAAAAATCTGAATATTTCAGTAGTTACTCCAAGTGAAAATGTATCAGATAATGTAGCAACCATCGCAGTATCAAGACTTAGTAAAAATAATGCTAGTATTATACATAATCCCTTAAGAGTTGTATCAAGTATTTCATGTTGGCTAAATCTTCTGATTAAGAATGGTAATAAGAATAGACCAATCGTAATTATTAATACAAATCCTGTTACAGCTAAACTGGACATCCCTTTTTCACCACTTGTATCTGTTCGTTGTGTAAAATATACCCAGTCGGTAGTATCATTTTTTGCTCTAAAGTAGTATAAAGTGCCTTCTTCAAGATTATCCTGGTATGCTTCACCAGTATCTTCTTCAACATCTGTAACATTTGTCCATGTACTATTGTCAATACTATACTCAACAGTAACACCTCCGTAAACTATCGGAATCAAAAAAAATATTAATAAAATAAAATAAATTTGTTTTACCATCTTCCATTTTAGTTAGGTGCTTGACCAGCGATGTTTCCCGCAATGTTCTTTAGTGCAGGTGTTAATGAGTTCACTGCATCCACAGCTTTGTTTGGTGCTTTCATTATAAGCCACACAGCAGCTACGGCAGCAATCAAACAAAATGCAACAGCAATCAATGTGTACATCAATATTCTTCTTGTTGCTTCTGGTGTTTGGTTAGCGTTTGCTGATTCTTCGAGTTGAAGTATAGCAAACATCTTCTCTTCTGGTGTAAGATACTCGAATTGTGCAGGTGAATTAAACGATAATGATGGCATTGGTGTGTATGTTCCGTCATCGTTTATACGCATTAAATTTACTCTTTTACCGGGTCTAATAATCGAATCAGGGAAAGGTTCAATATACTTTCTCTTCTTCATTAGTTGCATACGTTTAATGCCTTTACGTTTAACTATCCTTGCTCTGTCAGTCTTAAACTTTAATATTTGTGCATTTTTTCCGTTACTATCATAATGTAACACAGGGTATGTTACTTTATACCTGAACTGTATAAAAAAATATAAAGCAACAAAAAATGCTAATATTAATAATGCAAGTAATATGTACCCCCCCCACACCAAAAATGTGTGGAGTACAGTTCCACTGAAAAACTTACTCATAATATTACTTATCTGTTCTGGGTTAGCCATAGTAATCTCCTCTGTTTATGTGTGTGTCGTGTAGTTACTTAAAAGTCAAAATTAAATTCTGAGATAGGTGGTCTTGAAGGTCTTGATGGTTTGGAGTAAGTTTGTTTTTTACGTTTCTTCTTCTTACCTTTCTTTCTTTTAACAGTTTTATTTCCACTGTACATTTTATTCATTTGGGGGCTGGGTCTTGTCAATGCGTCTAAACCAGATACGATTGTTTTGCTAACACTTGGCCGTTTCTTATAAGCTTCAAGCTTCTTCTTATACTTAGCTTTCTCTCTTTCTTCAACATATTCAAGTCTAGCTTCGTGTCTTGCTTTAGCTTTAGCTTCTGCTCTTTCCTCTGCTCGACTTATAGATTGTACAGCTTCTTCCCTGGTTTTACCACGTAAAACTTTCTTAGCAACACCTTTACCTATCCGATGTATCAACCCTTGTTTCTTTTTATTGTAAGGTTCACAATCAAATACGTTTGGTACTTTATCTCCGTCGGAGTCTTTTAACATCCTACTTGGGTAGGATGGTTTACCAACCATCTTCATTGCGTTCCTTTCCCAGGGATTCATTTTATCTCTTCCTCTTCTTCTTTCTTCTTTTCTTGTACATAGTCTGCACCTCCACTTATTTTCTAGTTACAGATATACCGTAACCTTTCTTTTTCTTGTATACAGAAGCTTCATACCCTTTCTTCCTAGCCTTACAAGCTTTCTTTTTAGCGTTTGTTTTCTTCATTGCCGAATAGCTTACCATAGTTTTCACCTCCGTTCATCTTCAAACTCTTTAGCTTGACTCTTCATAAGTCTACCTAATCCTAAAGGGAGATTGTTTATTGCCCTTTGCATAACGTCACTCTCTTTAGCCTTTTGCCGTTGTGAATTTAATCTCCTTGTAAGTTGAGTAAGTACAAACTCTCTTTCTTCAATGTTCATGTCACGTTTCTTCATAATATCTTCAATAACTTGTATGATACTTGCAACTTCTTTAAAATCAATTATCATTTTTCCTTATCTTCCTCTTTAGCTTCTTCTTCCTTAACTAACCCTTTCTCTTTTAATACTTGGTAGATATAATCTACTTTTTCGTTCAGTTCTAGCAAAGCTAGGTATATTTCATGTTCCATTGTTTGTCCCTCCATACTCTTCTTCGTTTATCCATTCTCTAGTCTTGTAATCAATCATTTTCTTTTCTTCTTAGTGTAAGGTTTATACCCTTTATCTACCAATCTTAAAGTGTGCATCCCCATCATACCAACACCTAACGGTTTCATCATTGAACCAGCTACACTAAAAGCTGGTAAAACAGATGCACCATGACCTGTACCTGCAATGATAGCAGTACCAACACCTAACCCAACACCAACCTTAGTAAAATCCATAACATCTTTCTTAACTTTTCTCATTTTAAAACCCCCAAAACCCTTTCTTTTTAGGTTCTTCTTTTTGTCCTGAACTATGTAACTCTTTATAACTTCTTATTGCTCTTTCGTTAAGCGATTCAAAACCACCCAAAGCTCTAAAATAAGTTGGCATTGCAAAACTTCTAAACACTTTCTTAACTTGTGCTAAATCGTTTAATGCAGTTCCATACTTCTTACGTTCAGGGATTAAAACATACAAGATTATGTTCTTTTCGAGTAACCACATCTCTTTAGATATTTGTTCATCGTTAAACTTTGATTTCATTACGTTAGGACTGGTGTTACCCTCAAGTTGTCCCAATAAATTCATTATACATTCATCTGAACACATAGGTTTCATACCATTTATGGGTTTCCACACATCTTCGGACACTTCAACTTCTCTTTTAAGTCGATGTACCATCTTCTTTAACCAGGGGTGTGCGTTCTGCTGCCACTTCGTTAAGTCTGGGTCTGGTTTCATATCTGCCATCAATGTCTGTTCAGGCATACCATCTTGTGAAGCTAAATCTAAACTCTGTGCTTCTTGTTGGGCTTCAATCTGTCTACCAAGTTCATCTGGTTTTCCACTATTGAATGGGTTAAGTCTCATAAATCATCACCAAACTGGATTAATGGCCATTTACCATACAACTTTAAAAAAGCTATTATGATTGTACCAAAAACCATTATTACTACTATCCCTTTTAACATATTATCATCCTATTAATGGCCTCACACCGATACCCGTAAGTACATCAGGCTTACCACCTTTAATCTTATACTCAATACCTGCTAAAGATGGCTGGTACTTTGTCTTTCTTGTAATTTTAAGTTTCTTCTTCTTCCTTTTAGTTAATTTCGGTAACCTTGATGAAGGTAAACCATAAATTTTAGGAATAATTGGTTCTTCTGGAAAAAACGAATAACTAATTTTCCTTCCGATAGTTGTACTTGGTCTAATTTCCATCATTTTAGTAACTTGTTTAGTTAATTGTTTTTGAATCTGTTTCTGTTTTGATAATTGTTTCATAACTGGTTTAGTTATCGGAACTGTTATAGATTTTGTCTTAGGTACTTGTTTAATCAATGGCTTAATCAAAACTTTACTGATTGGTTTTGTCTTAGGTACTTGTTTAATCATAGGTTTTGTTATCATTTTACTTGTTGGTTTAGTTTTTGACTTACTAACAGTTTTTGTAGTTGTCTTTACAGAAGGAATTAATCTTGATTCTAATTTAGGAATAGTTACAGGTACAACTTTACTAACTGCTATCGGTTTAGGGGTAGTATATTCTAGTTCACTTAACATATCCATTTTAGTTGTAGGTCTAGGTATTTCTACTACTTCTGTTCTTTCTAAAACTTGCGTTCTTATACCTTGTCTTTTATATTTCCCAACCATTTCTTTCATAATATTACCAACGTCACCTTTAAAACCACCAAACTCTTTTTTTATACCTATAAAATCTTCTACGATTGGCTTTGAAACAAATTCAGTAAATTCTTTGCTAACCTTTCTTGTTGTTGGTTTAATATATTTCTTTTCAAAACCGATAAAGAATCTCTGTTTAGCTGAAAGTTGTTGAAAAGTTGCAGAAACAGTTGGGGTTTCTTTGTATAATGTTTTACCTGCTTTAATCAATGATGCAGTTTTAGGTTTTGGTGGAAAATCGACATACTTATACTTAGTTTTAAATATCTCTAAAGTCACATACTCTGGAACAACCATCCCTAAATCCAAATCCATTATAGGTTGGCCAGTTGTTACCCTTATCTTCGGTTGTACTGTTTTTGTTAATAATTTTTGACTATAAATTGTACTTATTTCTCCTATTGGTTGTTTACCTTTCTCTATTGCAGATATTCCTTTTTGAAAAACACCTTTTCTTTTTGTTTCAACACGAAATTCTGGTTTAGATAATATTGTTCTACCTGGTTCAAAGATTGCCTGTAACTTTTTACCTACTCTTATTTCCTCAGTGAATACGATAGACGGTTCAGTTTTTCTTGTGTACTTCTTTATCAATTTTTCAATGGGAATTTCAGAACCAACAACAGGTTTCTGTTCATATATCTTTGTTTTAGTTATTCCTTTGTATGATTCTATCCTTGCCCGATATTGTGTTTCCATTATTTTTCTTGAGATTGTAGTAAATTGTTTTCCTCCAATCATAACACTAGTTACTTTAGATTTTCCACCAATACTTTTGGCTATCGCAACCGTTGGTGTAGGTACTTCCTGAATATAAAAAGAACTTGGATAATGTTCAGGTTTTACATATTCAAATTTTTCAGTTTGGTATAATATATCCGACTTTACTTTTGTAGGTGTACATTTAATACCCATATATTGTTCCCCTACAAGTTCTGTTTCCTTAAATAACATTTTTTGTGTTCTTGCTTTTGCACCAGTTCTAACACCAGTAGCAAGTAATGCTATACCAACATAAGTTTCAGGTTGTTTAAAGTCCATTTGTGTTATCATTCCTGGAACTTTTAATTTTCCACTAGGTTTTTTGAAGGATATTGTTTCTTGGAAAGCCTCTCCAAGTTCTTCTCTTCCTTTCTTTCTAAATAATGATTCTGTGAATAAAGAAATACGACCACCATAAACAACAGGCATTGATGCAAGAGCAAAAGCGAATCTTCCAGGTAATTTTATGAGTTCACGAGGTTTCCAAGCCTGTATTCCTGTTGGAAACTCTAAATCTAATTTTTGGGTAAATGTTTCTAACCTTTCTTCTCTTTTTTTTAATCCTAATACTCTCCTTTCGTACCCAGATATAAATTGTTCTTTAGGTGAAGGAGGTAATGGATACATTGAACTGGTCATTCCAGTTTTACTTGCTAATACCCCATAATCATATCCATCATCATCAATTATTCCTGTTTTAACTGATTTTGGAGGTGTTGTTATACCAACACTTACTGTTTTTCCAACTCCACCTAATGCTACATCTCTTTGCATCTTAAATTCTTGTGGTGTTGTCTTTTCTGTTATAGAAATTGTTGGAGAACCAGACCGTTTCATAGTTTCAGGAGAAATAAAAGTTTTACCTAAGAATCCCGAAGCTTGGGCTTCTGCTAAAGTACCTTCAAACACACCTGTTTTTTTAAATACTGTACGTTTAGTATCAAGTTGTTCTTTTCTTTGTTCTGCATAACTTCTTATTCCCTTTTGTTGAATAGTTACATCTCCTGTTGTTACTGGTGATTTAGTTTCAGTAAATTCAGAAGCGTGTATAGGTTTATCTGTTTTGTATCTGGTTACTTTACCAGTTCCAACGTCTGTAACTGTAACCTGAGTACCGACAACAGTAATCTTTGTAACAACTTTACCTGTTTTTGGGTCATAGATTACTCTTGAAGAAGTAGTTGGTGTTTTTGGTTTACTTATTCCTCCACCTCCACCTCCCGACGGTGGTTTACTAGAACCAAGATACCTAGTTGTACCTGCAAATGCTCTTCGAGTATATGCAGACGCAGCTTTTTGGCTTGAGGTTTGATTAACCATAAAAATCAGCAATTAACAATTTATAAATGGAAAGTTTTAAATAGTTTATGTTTAAATATATTATAATCTAACACATTTACGTATAAAATGAGGAACACATCAGTATACCTTGACTCAAAATTCATAGAAAAGATTGAGTGCATGGCAAAAAAAGAGCATAGGTCTAAGAGTTCAATAATAAACCAAGCTTTAGATGAATTTTTCACAAAATGAGCAGCCCAGAACTACATGAACAGTCAGATTTTAATTCTTCACTTGATGCACTTGAAAGAATTGCAAGTATCCGTAAAGAAATCATCAAATGCACCGTACTTGAAGATTATAACAGTATGTGTAGATGGTTAAAGACGTTATGGTCTGAGATTAGAGCAATGTTAAACAATAAAGACCGAGATTTATACACAGAATTATATAATAAGTTTAAAGATAACTATAAAGAGGTCAAGAACGTACATTTGAAGAATAATAAACTTATCAACACCAAAATTATTGAAGATATTGAAGAATATTACCTGAAATTATGTGACCTTATCCAAAGTTACGATATGAACATAAGAAAAAAGAGTGATGCGAGGTTTGCTTTAGCTAGAGGAAGATGAGTGACCCAAACAAAGAGTACAGATGTAAGTTACATTTAGGTAATGATAAGTGGTGTTACGTAGACGGCTATTTACAGGGTGTAGCTGATTCAATGGTTTATAATTTAGGTAAAGATTGGGACTTTTGTATTACCGTTACTGGAGATAGGATGGTTAGGACAGGAAAAAGTGTCCTTGCAATGAATTTTGGTGCTTATTGTGCAAAAAGGATTAGCCAAGTGTACAAAATTGATTATAAGTTTACTAATGATAACATATTCTTTGATAGTCAGACCATGATTGATGCTGCCCAGAAGATGCCTAAGTATTCTGTGGTTCAGTACGATGAAGCTAGGGAAGGTTTAGCTGCAATCAAAGCTATGAGCAAGTTGCAACAAGACTTAATGGACTTCTTTAATGAATGTGGACAACTTAACCACATATTCATCTTAGTGTTACCAGACTTCTTTACATTAAAAGAAGAGATGGCCATTGCCAGGAGTGAATGTCTAATCAATGTTGTCAGGACAGATGAGACTAAGATGATTAATATGTATGGTGATGGTAAAAGGCCAGTTACACATTTCAAAAGAGGAAAATTCAATTTTTATAACCGATATACTAAACAGAATATGTTTGACTTTGCCCGTAGCAGTAAGCGAAGGAACTATGGTATAGTTAATCCGACTTGTTACGGTTACTTTAAGAACATATACCCCATAGATGAAGATGAATATAGGAAAAATAAGGCCGATGCACTTGCCAGGTTCAAAGAAAGGCATGAAAAGGCTAGTTTACCCTCCTGTAAAGCCGATATAATAAGGAATAAGATTATAGCAAAGCTAAGAGGGGATGGAATGACATTCAAAAAGATAGGTGAGGAACTTAAAGCTAAATATGGGTACGATGTTGGGGAACGTAACATAAATCAGATATATAATAAACAAATAAATACCACAGAGACCGTATTAGCATGACGGTCAATTTTAGAACGAATACTAGGAAAACTATTAACTTATACCCCCTTTGGGGGGTGGGGTGATGTGTAATATGGATGAAGATAACAGTTCAATATTAAGGCTATTATGGATGAATACACTGATAACTTGGTGGATATTATCTATTAATGTCATTATATTATTGTCTATCTGGATAGATGGGTGGGTTTACCAAGCAATAATCTTCTTACTTACATCATTATTTAGTCTTATTGCATGGATTAGAATGGATAATAAAGTGAGGCCTTTGTTATGAGTTTCAGATTAAAAGATGTTATGCTACTGTCTCTAGTGGTCTTTTCTATTGGAGATATAGTTACTACGTTGATTGCATATTACAAGTTCCCTTTCTTCAATGAATCTTCACCTGTATATTTAATGACCAATTCGATATGGCCTTTAATCCTTGTTAAGATACTTGTTACATCTTACCTAGTCTGGTGGTGTTACAAGAAATATGATATAAAGATAGCTACAACTATAAGGTACATTATAATTTATATAATCGTTTTACTCACGTTTCTGAATATGGGGATAGTGTATAACAACTATAAAGTGTTACAGATACCACCAGAGTTAGTAAAGCCATTACCTGATGACACACGAACAGAATACTACAACGACCAAGTAGGGAACTTACAAGCGTTAAATCCACCCATAAACCAGAAACAAATACCATTAATTGTGCCATTGTTCTTTATGAACTTGGCACAGTTTATGGTATGGCGAAGTTTTGAGAAAGAGTTAGAATGGAAGAACCTAGTATCAGATTAAAAAAAGAATTTTTAGAATTAGGGTTGATTATTTTAGTTATTGTTATGTTTTTTGTGGCAGGGATGTATTGGGGGTACAATAAAGGTTACACTTATGTTAAAGATTATAATGAGAAATATATTGAAAATTATTGTGTATGTCATATACCCGAGAAACAGTATGATGTAGGTTACGGTATTAACATTAGTTCTTTCTTAGAAAACGAAAAAAATAAAATAAAAAAATAATTCGTTATCTCGACCTGAAATAGGCCACTAAACCTAACAACACACTACCTATGATAGTTATTACTATTATTGGAAGCCATCCTGGGATGTCCTCCATAGCTTCTATAACCTCATTCGTACCATTCCAAGCAGTAGTATTTTCAGTAGTTTGGGTTTTAGCTTCGGCCATAATCAAAAAACCAATTACTAGAACTATGGCCACACCAACTAAAGGTGCTACCATTGCTTGTAAATTGGCTAATTGTCCTTTCTTCTTCATATTATTAACCTCATTAAAAAAAGGTGGGGGATACCCTCCCCCTGGTGACACACATACACAACAGAGTTTTCAAACCCTACCTTGACCTGAAATAGGCTACTAGACCTAATAGCAACGCACCGATAACGGTGATTACTATGATAGGCAACCATCCTGGAATGTCATCCATTGCAGTCTGGACTTCATCAACAGCAGCCGATGCGTTAGTATCAGCAGCTACAGTTGAGTTTGCAGCTATCTCAGAAAGGATTAAAAAACCTACAACAAGTGTTATGCCAATTGCCACAAGTGAGACAACTAGAGGCATAAGGTTTGCAATTTGTCCTTTCTTCTTCATCCTTTTTTTCCTCCATTAATTTATTAATATAATCTTAAACTATGGTCTCAACTTTTTAGTTTATAAATTGTTGTCACATATAAACGAAACATTTATATAAGGGTTAATTTATAAATAATGTTGAGCAATGAATCCTCTGCCAACATGGGGTTTCTTTGTCGCCTCTTTTTCCTGTTGGTGGCTCTTGCGAAAGAGCTGTCATCAGGTTTTGAGCCAGGTATTCTTTCACCCCCAAATGGAAGAAGAACAAGCATTGGGAATGGCAACATTCCCATCATACTTTAAAATGAAGATATGTCCAATGTGCAATAACCCAGTAACAGACCACATCCCAAACTGTCCATATTGTGGCTGTCTACTTCTTGATAACATAGTCCGTTTATAAAGGGGTTTTCTTAACATATTAAGAAAAATACCGAAAGGTTTATATAGTTCAACATATTTACAAGTGGTATAAACAAGATAT